AGCTTTTACACCCGCCATATCTAACATTTGCCATGCTGTTACACGCCAGTATGTCATATGTTCTTTTGTGCAGTCTTCCATTGGTCCTGCAAGGTATACATGTTCTTTCATAGTCTTTTCCTAGTAGTTGACCGATTTCGTAAAAAAGAGCAGTTTATACTCATGCTCAGGAGTTTATTATTAGAAGTTAATTTCGTCGTCAAGATCATCGTTTGCTACAAATTGATCTTCATCAACTTCTTGATTGTCTGCAACTTTCTTAACTTCAAATTCAGTAATTTCAAAGTCGTCTTCACGAGGTTTAGATTGATACTCGTTCAATACAGTTACTTGGACGCCCATCAACATACTTGCAATACCCTTACGGCCAGCTACATTATACTCGTATTGGTAAATGCGTACGTGGCCTTTAGAGCCATTGCCAAGTGTATTAGGATCAATTGAGGACAGGTCTCCTGCGACAATGTTAACTGGAGCCATTGGCTCACCGTCACGTTTCTTAGATTTCTTCTTCAAGGTTGCTTTGTAGAACATACCTTTGTCGTCTTCGTCAGGCTTTACATTGATGTTCAGTTCTTTCCACTGTTTTGCTTGTGCTTTATCACGGGTACGAATTTGCACTTCCCATGTAGGGTTCTCTTTGTCGAAAGTAGCGTTAGGGCGCTTAGGGTCCAGTTTAGCGTAGAACAGTTCAACGTTTTTCAAAATAGCCATGTTATATTTCCTCTTGGTTTGTTTGTAAATTTGTTAGTAGTGTTTGATCTTTAAGGTCAGGTATTGACAGTAGATCTTTAAGGTCAGGTATCGTTTAACTATCGTAATCAATATTGTAGATAAGGTGGAAGTCTTCTTCATACAGTTCGCCGTACTCACCGTCATTAGCAGTATCACCTAGTTCGTGAAATCTTACAGTGCCACCGAAGCCTCCTTCAAAAATTTCGTTAATGACCATAGTAGACTCACCATAATCATTTATAGACTTAATATGAAGGGTATCCCCTTCTTTAAGCGAACGCAAAGTCTGAGAGGTATACAGAGTTGACATTAAGTTTTCCTTTCTCTGGAATAAGGTCTGTGGACTCAAGTTGTTCTAGAATACATTCTAGAGGGTTAGATTCATAAAGTTCTACAAACTTGTTGCGAACATGATGAAACATATAGTTCATGTTTCCTGCGTGACATCCGAAAGAATCATGAACAACAGTTACAGTAAAAGGTGCATCATGTACAACCATAGTTAAATGAACAGCGTCAAGACTATGTACAATATTTGGTGCTGCACCTGTTCTTTGTTTACTCTCGTTTACAGTACAGTCTTCCCAAACTTGAATACGAACTTTCATGATGTCGTCACCATACTTAAGTTCTGTACGCTTAGTAGCCGCAGTCTTGTACGCCTGCACAACAGGGAAGTTTGTGATAGGGGTGATATAGGAGAGATAAACCCCCTTCTCATTGGCTCTGTCTGCAAGAGTCTGGAACAGCCTTAGCATACGGGCTGGTCCTTTAAGCTCTTCATAGCAGGTTTCATATACTAGTTTACCTAGCATATTACCCCACAAATGTTCTTTGTCTCTCAAGTAATCATTGATATCCCTTGTATCTTCGTTAACTTGTTGACCCATGCCGTAGGCTGTGCCGCCGTAGCCAAGTGTCATTACATTGCGTTTAACAGTTTTTCGTTGTACTTTCTTATCCTGAATATTATGCCAATATACAGGGAAAAGTTTCTCACGAAGATCTCTGTTATGATTTCGATAAGTCTGTACTGCCTGAAAAGCAAGTTTCTTTCTTTCAGACTTATCAGGAGCATTCTCATACTCTCGTTGCAGCTTGAGTGCTGTGTTAAACACATCGTCAAACTTATTGATGGTGTCTTTATCAAGCTCATTATACATTTGCTCGATACGCTTCCATACATGTTCTGCAATAAACATATATACATCACCAGGAAGGTCACTAGGTGTTAAGTTTACAAGTGGTGCAACTTCATCATCTTTAGACATTGCTACAAGATGTTGAACACCGTTGTTAGACCCATCGATGTAGATTGGCAAGCAGCTTGGAAAGTCTTCAGTGTTAAAACCATCACCATGCCAGTTACTAATCATATCAATTTCACAACAACAAGCAAGAAAGCAAAATGGTTTATCTGCTTTCATCCACCCTAAGTTGTTAAGAGGGTCATTTGCATAACTTAGAATTTCGTCTAAGTTTTCTTGAACCCACTTTGCACGATCGTCTAAAGATACCTTATCATTACCCCACATGTTTGAAGTATGGACTGACAACCAGTAATAACCATCCTGACCTAATGGCACAGGTTCATCTAGTAGGAGGATACCTTTCGCATTGTCACTAGACTGCTCGTGTAAGAAAGCAGTGTTAGGGTAAATACGGCCTCGGAAGTCAAGGTTATACAGATGATAAAACGGCTTATTCAGGTTCTTCTCTGCAAGCCGCTGGATAGCCTCTGTTTCAATAATCAAAGAAGCCCGTTTTACAGGATCGATCTCTTTGGAGAATTTGAACGGGTTTTCTTTCATTGTCATACAAGCTTTGTATACTTCAAAAACTCTTTCGTTAATACGCCAAGCTGTATTAGATAGCTTATTAAGCACATCTACAATATAACTTGTGTCTGAGTTTTCTATGTGTTTTAGAGCACTCTCGTCACCTTTCTTAATGATACTAATTCCAGTATCCTCGTGAATAGATTTGTTAGTCCACGGTTTTGGAGGAGTATTAACTGGAAATAAGTCTGTCTTTTCGTTATCGATTAGGTCCATCATGTCTTTAATGGCTGACCAATCTCTTGCATAAAGCTGAAACGTAAGATGCTTAGACTTTTTGCCATTTTTGTAAACATGCTTTTTTCGATAGCCGATAATTCCTGTCTCAATATATGAAATAAGAACATACCAACCACCTTGAACATCAAGAATACTGTCTTGTTTCATTCGAAGCTTCTGACGAAGTCTACGACCTATACTAGCAGCTACTTCCACTAGTGTAGCTTTTCTTTCAAGACCTTTGAGAACGTGTGTATATGAGAACTCAATAATATCTCTCGGACTTAGTGTATTCAAGTAACTTGCTGATTGACGTTTATCTAATACGCTCATTCGATACGCTAGATCTTCGACTAATCTATCAAGTACTGTGGCTTCAGACATTTAGCTTCCTTTCATTATGGGCATAGTACAATGCGTACCCCATTTACTTCAGAACTTAGTTAAGAGTCTTGTTACCTTTGAATATCATCAGATAAATCATTGCTAACAGACCTAGTATAATATATCTCCTATACTGAAAAAAAAAAAAGAAGGAAGGGTTCCCCGCCCCCAAGTGGGGCGAGGAGAACTGTGTTATCCCATTAGGCGGGGATTATCCTTATCGGCTGTTGCAAGCCAATTTTTAATAGTCTGTTTAACAACACCCATTTCATCAGCTGCTTCAGCAATTGTGTATGTGCCAGCAAGAATTTGTCCAACCATAGCAATACGATCGCCATGATTGTAAGCTTTGTTTCGGCTGCTCCAAGGACGACCTTGAGTCAGTTCGTAGTTGAAACCAGTCTTTAGTGCTTTAATGTTACGAGCCATAAGAGATCTCCTTATTTATGTTGGCTGTTGAGTTTAGGATCGAATTCGTCAAGAATAGCCTTGATTTCATCTTCAAGTGTTAGTGGCGGGTCAATATAAGTATGACCCCATTTTGCATCGATTGCTTTTACAAGGTTAGAAAAGCTAATCTCTTCGAGGTACTCTTTTGTGAACTTAGTCAACAATTTACTCCACCGAAATCATGTCATTATACGACAAGCCCATTTTCTTTGCTTTCTGAAAGCAATTAGAAATAGCCTTTTCACGAGTGGTTCCAGAAGCAGAAACAACTTCCATTTTGTTAGCGTCAAAGTTCCAGAATTTTACGTTTGCATTGAACATGATATCATCTCCTATTTTGATCTGTTCATTATAGATGCTTTGTTTTTCTCACTTCTTTGTGAGAATATTTTCAGATGGTGCTTTGATTTCCTTAAGGGCTAAGTAACGTACTCTGCCTTTATGATTGTCATCGAAGTTCATTACTTTACGTACATCATAAGAACCTGGCCAGGTAAATACGATAGTTTTCAAGTATAGGTTTCGATCTCGAAACATAGCTTTTACTTCACTAAAATTTGGCATCCAGTTTTCCTTAGTGGTTTTGATAACAAGAATACCTTCTTTTGGTTGATAGATTACTTCTTCCAGCTTGTAAGTTGATGTAACTTCTTGAACAGCCCCCTCTGAATCTTTAACGTATTCAATTACATCCGCAGAAGTTTTAGTTCCTACATAAGTTGTATAGCATCCAAGAAAACTTTTCTTACATTCATACTCTTGACCTGCAATAGCAGAGGTAGCAAAGAAAATTGAAGCCAAGGCGATTACGATGTTTTTCATTTGATTTGTCCTTACTTGTAAAAGATATGTGTGCCTTCAACAGCAACACGTTCATAGTGGTCTGTCCAGTACGGGTTAACATACTCGGCATGATAGTACAAAGCACCTGTTTTAGTTAGGTACTCTGGTTCTTCGAGAAGTATATCGGCTAGTACCTTTATCCATCTCCAAGCCTCACGATCAACATGGGGCAGTTTATTAGGATTATCTGTTTTACCGTCATGTGTCCAGCTAAATTGTTTATCTTGCCAGACGACTTCACAGACTGTATCAGGGAATCTCGCATCTACTACTCTATTTAGAGTTACTTCAGCTACCATTACTTGCCCAATCAATGACTCATTTCTTGCTTCAAAAAACATATTTAATGCAAGACACATAGCAGCAGTCATCATTAGAGAATCTCCATTCCTTTGATTTGATATTCAGCGTCTACAACAAAAAACGGATTTACACTCGTAAGCCATCTGTAATACTCGTAATCATCATTTTCATACTGCAGTTGGTCTTCGTAGTTCATTAGATTTCTCCTTCAGGAAGGTCACACCAGTAGCTATAACCATAGCGACCAAGTTTGTCTTTAACGAGCAACGGGCGCTCATCCCCATAGATTGGGCATTCGTAGAATTTATAACCTTTTACAGTTCCAACATAGAACGGATTATTACGGTTAATTTGTGCCACCTCTGCTTGATTGCAAAGATTATGCATGATGTTCTTATCAACAGCACCACGTAGCATTTTACTTTCCTTTCATTTCGTTTAGAGCTTCCATCAACACTTCTTCATAAGGTTGAGTTTCTTCATAAATTACTTCAAAGTGTTTAGCCATAAAGTGTTGGCCTTTCTCACTACGGAGATATTCAGATATTACATTGGTTACGTCTTTAACAATGTTAAAAGACTCACCGATACCCTTTCCAAACCCACTTGCAATATTCTTAAGCATTGGCTTTGATTCCTTTTGTTAGATGTTCATGGATACCTTTAATTATCTTTCTAGATGCATTGTCGCTAGGTACAGCATAGCTTATCATGTCGTACATAAACAAACCCATTAAACCAAATATAGCACTTGGCATATAGGTTCCAGAAAGAATAAAGAAAGAAACAATTACCCACCAAGGTGTTCGATAGATTTTGTTTCCCCATAACTTTTTAGAGATGATTGATCTAATCAATAGACCAATTAGAACGGCTAAGAAGATGCCTAGTATTGTCATTTAAAGTTTCCTTTAAGTTTAGCCCTAAAGACAGGGAGGGAGTCTCTAGGGCTTTAAGGTCAGCTATTATTTTGCGAATATCTTCTTGATAATAGCAAACTCTACAATTGCACCTACAATCTTAAGCGAGATATAGGTCATAGTAACGTAAAAGATTACGGTCCAGATGCCAGATGCAATGATTGCAACGATACCGAACAAAGCGGTCAAACCGCTAACAACGATATTCGCCAATACTGCAAGAATAGCAAACAGAGCAATTACGATTACGATTTTGATGATGTTTGTGATAGTCTTCATTTTATATTCCTCTTGGATTCCACTTGGATGAAGGTTGATTAGGGTGTTTAAAGCACACCCCAAAGCTTTTAGTATTTGTATTTACCGTTGTAAAATACATAGGCCATTACTAGTGGCCCAAACAACACAGCAAGAATTGCCCAGACCCACGGGTTGCGGTCTTGGTAATTAGCCATGTCGTAAGTCATTTTACCGATAGCAGCCCAGCCAGCGATAGCGATAATGACGATCAGAAGTTCCATTTGGTTTCTCCTCTATTTGGATTTCTTCTATTATAGATGCGTTAATTTTCTCACTTTTTTTTGGGCTTTTTTTGGGCAAAATTAGCTGACTGTTTTGGTAAAAAAGGCCGCCCCGAAGGGCGACCCAAAAAGTTGTTTATCGTCTATTATTTTCTTTGTTATTGGTGTTAACACCTTGAGTAATCTGAGGCATCAACTTGACGATTTCTTTGCGTGTTTGACGAGATACATCTCCAGTAATATTCAAATTAAATACTTGACTATTACCTGCATTAGAGCCTTTACCAAGTGCTTTAACTTGATCAGTACTCAAGATGACTTCGCCAGGAGTTAGCATTGCAGGAACAGAGTCTACACCAGCTTTAGCACCTGCCATCATTGGTACGATACCGCCCTCGCTAAACCCTAAGAAAGAGCCAAAGCTCAATCCAAATAGGCTGCTAAACATACCGCCGCCGCCGCCCATTCCACCAAGGAAACCGAAGATGTTCTTAAACAGACCACCAACAGAACCCATAATGTTAGACATCCAGCCACCACCAGTCATACTACCTTCAAGGCTACCTGTGATAGATTGACCAACGGTTTGACCTAGTTTCTGACCCATTGACTGACCAGACTGAAACAAACCTGCAAAGAAGTTTGTAAACATGTCTTTCATACCAGAGGCTTGGAACATTGCGTCAACAAAAGAATTAAGAACAGTGTCAATAATACGGTCAGTAACAGTATCAAGAACACCTATAATCCCTTCGCCAAGTGTTTGAGCACCACGGATAACTTCACCAAGGTTCTTTTTGATAGACTCAGCGATAGCATCTGTAGAGCTACGTGCTGTGTCGGTCATGCCTTGTTCAAGTTGCATACGGCGTTCAAGCTCTAGGTTCATTTCTCTTGCCAGAGCAAGATCAGTACCCGCAGTATCTAGAATGTTCTTACGAAGTTCTGCAATACGCAAACTATTTTCAACAGCAAACTGGAAGCGTTCAGGTGTAAGGCCAACCAAAGATGCAATATCAAGTTGAGAACCCATACCTTCTAGTGCTTTCTGAATACCCAGAATAGTACCGCTGGCAAGAATTTCTGCCATACGCTCGCGTTGCTCATCCAATGTTCTAAGAGCATTAGCACGAATAACAGACTCACTCTGTGCAGAGTTATTCAATGCCTTTTGAGCATCGTTGTAACGTCCAACAGCAATAGTCAACTGATCAATTTGACGTTGAGAAAGCGCACCGATTTCTTGAATAGACGCACTAAACCCTGCAGAAGACAAACCAGAAGAAAGTTTCTCCAAGAAGGTTTCTGTTTTGCCACTCTTATCATCGTTGCCACTAAAACCGCCCATTACACTGTTAAGATATTCTTGGCTTTCCTGCAAACGTCTTTCAAGCGCACGTCGAATACCAACATCGACATTAGCACCAGAGGCACCAATACTTTGAAGTTGTAGAGACAAGGTTTGTACAGCCGCAGAAGCAGCAACAATCTTGTTAATTGTGCTAACATCTAGAGCCAAAATACGCTCCAGAGGCATTGCATTATCTACCGAACTCATAGCGTCTTCAATCAAACCAACACGGTCTGCTTCAATACGATAAGCAAGGTTGTTAAGCTCAACCATAGTTTCAAGAGACTGACGTTGACGACCAATTTCTACAGTAATGTCTCTGCGTTGTTGCGCACTAAGAGACTCGTCTTCAAGAAGTTGTCTTTGTAGACGAGAAATACTCTTAATTCTGCCTTGCATTCTTTCGTATTCACCACCAAGGTAAATAGCTTCTTCGCTAAGAGCCGCAACAGAAGCAACCATAGGATCAAATGCAAGAGAACCAGAGATACCTACAGAATCTAACTGAGACTGCAAGCCTTCAAGACGGCTCTGAATTTCATCAGTTGTTTCTTGAGGAACTGATTGTTCAATAATATGATTCAGAACGTTAGCATACATTTCTGCATTATGGTTCAAACGATCAAGATATTCTTGTGTGTAACCAGCCAGTGTTTCTGGAGCTTGATCAAAGATATCCATATTGGTTATCAGATTATTACCCGCTTCAATAAAGGCATCTAGCTGCGCATTTGTAAATCGTCTTGCAAGTTCTTCAGGTTCAATATCAACACCGAAATCTGCCACTTTTGTCAAAATTTCTTCTGCATTAGTTAGCTTAGCTTGACGCTGTTCAAGCAAGATTTGACGAGCATTTTCACGAGCAACTGTCTGAAGAATACCCGCTAGCTCACCTGCAAGACCTGTATCATTGCCAATACCGCCACGACCAAAAGCTTGTACACCCGCACCAACTTCGTTAAATCCTACACCACGTCCAAATTGGTTAATTAGACGAGAGAAGTCAGAAACGCTTTCTGAGAAAGTAACGAATTCTTCTTGGCTCATACGATCCAAAGCACCAGCATCCAATACACCCATCAATCGGCCCATCAATTCAACAAGTGCGCGACCTTGGTCACTTTCTTCAAGCATTGGACGCATCTCAGAAGTGAGAATAGTTGAAATAGCGTCTGATAAACGACCTTCATCAGCCTGAGATTGAGCGCGTGTTAGGGCAGCACGTTCAGATTCAGTTAGAACATCACCAAACGGATTTAGACTTTGACTAGTACGGCCACCAATAAACTCGATACCACCTAGAATAGTTTTAAGGCTATCTCCAAGATTACGTCCACGTTCTGTTTCAGGAACAGCTGGTGCTCTACGAAGTTCATCACGAACAGCATAAACTGCACGTTGAACATTTCGTGTTTCAGCCCGACTAAGTTCACCTTCATTCATAAGTGTTGTATTAGCTTCTTCGAAGATACGATTAGCTTCACGGCTAACTCGCATCAAACGATCAAGATCATCGTCAGAAATACTAGACAAATCAACATTAGCAAGTTCAGCAGCAAGGTTAATCTTAATATCACCAATCTGATCAAAATCAAACAAACCTTCGAGTTCGTTACGTGCGTCTCTTGTACGACGATCTGCCATGCCAAAGAATTTACGAACAGAGTCATAAGCGTTACCTAGTTTATCAAAGAAACCATCACCTTCGCCGAAGATCCATACACCAAGCAAACCAATAGCTGCAACTGCGCCAACAACAATAGCCCCCGCCATAGAGAATATTGCAGCAAAAGCACCTGTAATTGCTGTAACAATCGAGGTTGCAAGGCTACCTACACCTGCCATAATACCTGTAAACAAAGCACCACCAAGGCGAGCACCTGTAGCTACTGCGGTTGAAACAAGTCCTGAGATAGACTTAGCTACAAACCCTGTAACCTTAGTAACTGCCTTCATAAGAGGTCCACCAAGCATAGGCCCAAGGATAGAAAGACCTATAATACCTACGTCAGAGTATTTTGAAATCGTACTTTCAAGACCACCCATTTCCTCTGAAGCTGCATCAGCAGTTCCAGTCAATGCATAAAGTGCTGCACCTGCAATAAGTGCTACTCTACCAAAACGCTTGACAACTGCGCCAAGACTTGAAATACCTGCGCCGCGAATACGAGCAAAAGAAGCTACATAAGAAGCTGACATTTTAGCAGATTCAATAGCACCTACTCGGCTGGTCATAGTCATCATAGACCTAATACCATTAAAGGCTTTTGCAGCTGTTGCACCTAGTTGAGTACCCCAACCACCTGCCATAATTGTGCTAAATGCACTACCGCCTACATTTGCAACTTTCTGCAAATCTTGAATAATCGCAGTTGGTCCACGAGTACCAAACATAGTCAAATAAGCAAAACCAAGCTGTGCAATACCTTGTCCCAATGTGTCAGGAATACCCGAAAGCAAAGCTGTTGCACCGACAGTAAAGAAAGTCAATCGTGTCAGAACAGCCTTGGGGTCTGCTGTACCACCAAATAGAATTCGAGAAGCCAGACCCTGACCAGCACCAAACAAGTTAGCACCACTGCCAACACCTGCCATCTTAATAATACCAGTAAGAGCAGGTTGAATAACATTAAAGGCAAGTTCACGGAATTTCTTGCTAACGATAGAAAGTCCTGCAGTACCAAAGATCAAACCAACGATAAGACCATCCCCTCCAAAGAAAGGAATAGAGTTAATTGTTCTTAGAAGAAATCCAGGAATACCACCAAAAGCTTCTGCAACACCCTTCCCAAAGCCTTTTACAACTTGTACAAGACCTTGAACAATCATAGGAATGTTCTCAATAATGGCAGCTGCAAAGTTTCCTGCGGCTCGACCAATACCTGTACCAAGGTCTTCTAAAAACCCAGATGAAATAAATGCAGGTCCAAAGTTACTTGCAAGTTCATTTGCAATAATCGCACCAAGACCAATAAGTTCAAGTTTAAGCAGAGGAGCAAAAAGCTTGGGTGCAAAAGCAGAACCAACTGCAGTAGTAACAGCAAACGCAATATACGACCCAATACCAGGGGCAATTTCTTTGATTTTCTTGTATAGGTCTGATACCATATTGGCAGCACCACTAGAAATAGTACGACCAAAATTAACAGCAGTATTAACAAGAGTTACTGCAGTTTCTTTGATAGAACTTGTCGAAATCTCAATTTCAAGAATATTCCTACCGCCACCAGAGGGCAACAAATTAGAAAGTGCTTCTTTAAAGCCACTTGCTCTTTTACTAATTGTTTTATAAACAGAGTTAATAGTATTACCAAAACTTTGTACACGGGCTTCAGCACGACCTAGCCAGTATTGTGCTAAACCTGCAGTTTGCTCCATAGTGTCAGTCCACCAAGAGTTAGCAATAACTTCGTCGTAAAGCCAGAAGAATTTACGCTCAATTAAGTCAAGATACCCCTTAACAGATTTCCATGCAGCACCAAGGTTCTTTTCAGCAATATCTTTAACCCCTGTAAACATAGATTGAAGCGTCTTTTGGATCTTATTTACAGCTATAGAAATTTCAGATTTTATTGCGCCCATAACTCGATTAATTTGTTGAGCAGCAATATAAGCACCTAGAACCAGATCATTCCAAACTTCTAGAGCTTTAATATTTTTAACAAGATCTTTAATGATAAGATTTGTTAATTCCATAACAAAGTTTAAATCTTCAAAAGAGCCACTACGGAAACGTAGCAATCGCTGATCTAGAATACCCAAACCAACCAAAGTCCTTTCAATAGTAATAAAAGCAGGGTTGATAAAGTTCGTAATTTGGTTTCCAAAGTTGAACCATTGACGACCATAACCGTCAATCGTCATAGCTAAATCATCTAGCGCTGCCCTAATTTCTTCTGGACCTTCGGCTCTAAAAACATTACCGATTTTGCCACGAAGACCAGACATCATAGAATCAGCCATGTCATCGCCAATTTTGTTTGTAATTTTGAGATATTCTTGACGAGCCTCTAAGAATGGAGATAGCAACGTTGCCTTAAGCTGGTCACTAACAGTACGCATAGGCAGAATAAGCTGATAAATAGCATCACCAATGCGACCAAAGTAAGCACCAAGAACATTAGCAACACCACCCGCAATAAGAGAAAAGTCTCTAAAGCCAGTGATAATATCACCTCTGAGTATGAAAGCCATACTATTTAGCTGACCAACGTTATCACGAAGATAAGTGCTCATTCTATTTAGTTGATCAGTGAATAAATAAGAGAAACCTAGTGTCTTACTGATTTCACCAGTTACACGACCAACAGAATCACCAAATACTTCAAAGGCTTGTGCCGTAGTGCCTTCAAGATCTGCAAATTCTTTATTGATTGCTTCCGCTTGTTTTAGAAGACCTTTGAACACAACATCAGTTGTAATCTTGCCTTCTTCAGCCAACTCGCGAAGTTTACCGAGAGGTTGCCCCATAGAATCCGCAATAGCCTGAGCAAGTCGAGGAGCCTGTTCAAGCACGGAGTTAAGTTCTTGTCCGCGAAGCTGACCAGAAGCCAAACCTTGACCCAACTGGAAAATAGCTGCACGAGCGGATTCAGCTCCAGAACCAGAGATAGCAATACTCTTTTGAACGGCTTCTGTTACTTGAAGTAATTGTTCTGTAGATGCCCCTGTACCTTGAAGCGAACGACCAAAACGGTTAAACGTCTCGGCAGCACCATCAATAGAGCCTCTAGAACGAGCAGAGATTTCATATAGTTTACCAAGTACTTGTGTCATCTCTTCCGTACGGCCTGTAACTAGGGCAATACGGTTTTCAAGATTGATAAGAGAATCTGTATACTTGTTAATATTTCTAATAGCTAGTTGTGCTGAAAAAGCAGCACCAAGACCGACAGCTAAACGGCCTATAGATTTAGTTACATTGTTTACGGTTTTATCGATATTACCAACGGACTTCTCAAGTCTTGCAAGATCCTGTCGAGCCTGTTGCGAATTAGACCGTACTCTAATTTCTACACCACTCATAGTGTTCCTCCTTAATAAAATTGCCCTACAACAGTATCTCGATGTAATGAGATGCCATCATAGGGCAAGGATGTTAGGGGCTACGTTAGTTCGCCAATAGTAAGAAGCACCGCTTCAATGAAGTATTTAGGTGCTTGCCGACTTGATCCGTTGTTTAGATATTCGATGTGCTCTACAGGGTTACGGATAGTACCTGCGGCTTCTCCAAAGATAGTTCTAGTCTTTGTATTAGACCACCCACGTCTTGCTTCACCTGTATCTACAGGGGTTACAATACGTAGTTGTTCTGTTGCATAATCAATACGTGCATGGGTTTCCATTGCACCAATTTCAGCCACTTCTCGTTTAATACGAGCAAGCTCTTTGTCGAAGTTAACAACTTCAAGGCTGATTATCGGCTTTGCCATTCTGACCTCCTGTTAGCAAATCCCAACCAGATCCATCGCCATTCTTTGCTCTAAGCATCTTTTCAAGGAACTTACCTTGTGGCATAACTTTGCCAGCTTCAATTTTAGAGTCTTCGTAATTTCGAACAGCACGAATTGTTGGAAATAAGTTTTCAGCAGATTCTTTGATACCTTGCGCACGTAATAGCATGTAAGTGCGGTTGTCCTCTCGATATCCGACAGGTCTCCTGCGGAAGTAAGTAATCCACTTTAGTAGTTCTGTATAAGGCATTTCCTGCTCAATTTTATAAACAGGAATGCCAAGGTTATAAGCCACTTCGAAGATTACTTCTTCCTGATCGGTTAGTTTCCCGAAGCGCCACCATCGCCCATGCCAGAGAACCCAAGAACAGCTTCAGAAAGCTTGTTCAGTTCTGCCAACGGGAACGAGTCAAATTCTTGATCGGTCATTTCTTCTGCACCGATAACAGCACGACGAAGGACGTCACGCAATACTCCAAGCTGAGAATCATCTTTCTTAGACGATGCAGCTTTCTTTACGAGGTCTTGGATAGCCATAACTTCCGAGACCGACAGTTTGCGGACTTCAACTTTGTCATCCATAAACGAGACTTCTTTTGTAATAACTTTACCTACTAGATGTTTCATAATACTTTTCCTTTATTGCAATTTATCTTTTTCAGTGAACAGGTGCGGATTCGCAGCTTGGAAGTCATCCAAGATTTTACGAACCGTATGAAGAACGGAGAGTGTTTCTAGACATTCTTTTCCTTCACGGGATCCCTCATCAAAGTCTTGAAAACGATCAAATGATTTTCGAATACTAATGTCTACGCTTCGACGCATATGACGAAATGTCGTACGCATAACAAAGCTTTTACTAAATGGTTTATCTGTCATGTAATACTTCTTTTTATGGATGAGGGGGAAACCTCTAAAGATCTCCCCCAAAACTAGCTTAGATAGTCGCAGGACCGAAGAAGTCGGTTTGAGCCGACAACGTAACGGTTGCAGTAGTTGCGTCTGTCAGAGCAGGGTTCACCAGAATAGCTTCGATCTTACCGACGAAGTAGAATTCAGTGTTTTCAACTGCCAGAGTAACGTCTGCACCTTCGTCTTTAGTGACGGGGCCAGCAGCCATCATGAAGCGGAACGCAACCTGTTGACCGACAAGAGCGTGAATTGCTTGCATGTCAGCAGCGATGTAGTTAACAGTAACTTCCAGAGTCGGGGCGTCCGACTGACCTTGCACCTGCGAAGAGGTTGCTTGGCCGTAAACAGGAACGTTAACGATGTTCGCAGGAGTACCCACAGAAGGGAATTCGCGAACAGAAGGCATACGAACATGATCTGCATCAGCCGTGCCAGGTGTCGAACCAACGAACAGAGCAGCGATTTCCGAAGCGGTATCGGTGCCAGCAGGGATGGTCCCTTTGAAAAGGTCAAGGTATGTATAAATACCTGCGCCAAGTGTCGAAATGTGTGCCATTTGTTATTCTCCGTATTTCTTAAATGGTATAGTGTATCTTGCGCTATAAAGCGATTGATTAGAT